TGGTGGAATCCACTATCACTGTTCAAGGAACAGGGGCTTTGACTAGCGCGGCTGTATAATTAAGGAAGATTAATATGAGTATTGCCAAGCGTATCGCAGAGCGGACATCGAATAAGCGTCACATAGAAGTTCCACAGTGGGGTGATGAAGGCAAGCCAGAGAAGGTCTATTATGGCCCTCTGCTTGCTGGTGAACTGAACCGCATCCAGCGCAAGCACCCTAACTTTCTGGGCTCTGCATCTTTTGATGCAATGGTTGATCTAATCGTTCTGAAAGCTGAAAATGGTCAAGGTGAAAAGCTGTTTACGCTTGAGGACAAGGCTGTTCTTATGCGCGAAGAGGTATCTGTGATCTCAACTGTTGCTGCCGCATTTATGAGCGGGGACAGTGTCGAGGAGCAGGAAAAAAACTAAGAAACGATCCGTTTAGGTATAATTTACTCACCTTGGCGGATCGGCTTGGCAAAACCATTGCAGAGATTGAACTTATTTCAATTGAAGAGTATAACGAATGGGTCGCTTATTTTAACTTGAGTGAAGAAAGGCAAAAGCGTGGCCCAAGACCAAAGAGTTGAGTTTCTGTTTGCTGCTCAAGTCTCTGGGCAGGAGCAGCTTCAGAAATTAATATCTTCTGTTGATTCGCTGCGCAAAGAAACTGATCAGTTGAAGTCTGCTAATGCTGGCCTTGCTTCATCAACTAATGCCGTAATTAGTAACGGCGTTCGCTATAACAATGCACTTGATGCGCAGTCCAAGGCTCTTCGCCAGAACCGCCAAGGTACTCAGCAACTTGGTCTACAGATCAACGACTTTGCAACCAGTGTCTCAACTGGCGCAAGTCCATTACAGGCATTTAACCAGCAGATAGGTCAGGTTGGTTACGCCATGTCGCAAATGGGCGGCGTTGCTGGTAGGATCGGTGCTTTCCTTGCTGGCCCTTGGGGCGCGGCAGTTGTTATCGGGACAATGGCGGTTTCTGCACTATGGGGCATTATGAGCCAAGCCCCAGAGGTCAATGACAAATTTGCGAATGCCCTTTCCCGTTCTCGCGATGCTCTACTTGATTATCAAATTACTTTGGCAAAAACACGCGAAGAAGTATTGGCGTTATATGAAACTAAATTAGCTGGACTTCAATTTGAATTTCAGAAGTCAGCCACTGATGCTGGTAAATTTGGCCGTCAGGTGGGAGATAGTAGAAAGATTTTAGATAATTGGTCAAACACGCCTGTATGGAAAGTTGGTGTGGCTATGTATCAAAATGCTACAGCAACCACCAAGTTTAATGAAGCCCAAGTTAAAACTTTAGACATAAATACTGAAATGATTCAGTTGCAGAATACGCTTGCCAAAATGAGACAGCGCCACGCTAAAGAAGATACTGCTGCTTCGGCAAAGGCTTTACGGGCAGGAGAAGCTGCTGCCAAAAAACTTCAAGCACAATCCGAAAGAGATGCGAGAAAGGCCGAAGCTGAACGCGAGAAAGAATCAAAGTCAATCGAGTCCTTCATGGGCAAGATCGGCAAAGTTGGCATGAAAGAAATTCCCGCCTATCAAAGGCAAATTGCTGAATTAGAAAAAGATTTCATGGAACTGTCAATGGTTGGACAGGCTGCGACTATTGCACCATTCAAGGCTGCTGTCGAATCTATTGAGATGAGTGCTTACAGCGATGCCCTAAAGGCTGATGCAAAAGATGCCCAAAGTATGATTAAGGATATTGTTTCAGATATACCTGTTCCAGAAATGAAGCTTTACGATGAAATAACTAAAAGAAATGATGAAGTTAAAAGTTCGTTTGAAGCAATTGGTAACTCTGTTAGCGATGGCTTTAAAAATATGCTTACTGGTGCAGCGTCATGGAAAGACGGGATGCGGAGCCTTATTGGTTCCGTGATCGATCAGTTGTGGAAACTATTTGTTGTGCAGAAGATTGTTGGGTTTATTAGTAGCGCAATCGGCGGCATGGGTGGTACACCAGCGACTGGTGGCTTTGGCTCAAGTGTAAATCTGGCCGGAGTAAGGGCTTATGGCGGATCAGTTGCCGGAAACCAGCCATACATGGTTGGTGAACGAGGCCCAGAACTATTTGTTCCAGGTGGCAACGGCACAATTATTCCTAACAGCAACATGCGCGGCGGTAACGGCGGTGGAAGCAGCTTTAACATCAGCGTAGACGCCCGTGGCTCAAATGATCCAGCCGCTGTTCGCGCTCAGGTAATGCAAGGCATCCTTGAGACTGCTCCGGCAATTATCGCAGCAGCAGAGTCACGCACAATCTCAAATCTTCGTAGGCCACGCCTCGGTGGAGCAATGCAGTAATGGCGACAATCACATATCCTTCGACACCAAAGCCACAGGGCATGTCGTGGCGGCTGCTTATGCCAGCGCAGACCAACGTATCTGATTGGACGGGCCGTAGGCAGACCGTTGCATCTGGGCGTGGATGGTGGGAATGCCAAATTGCTTTGCCGCCAATTGTGGGAACGACAAATGTTAACGCATGGCGCTCGTTCATAGCCAAGAGCCGTGGCCGTGCTAACGACTTTCAGATACCAGTTGATCCAATTGCGCAGTCCGCATCTACAGCCACTCCGTTAGTCAATGGGGCTGGGCAAACTGGTCGCACATTGGCTACTGACGGATGGCCTGTATCAACAACGGTGCTTGTCGCGGGTCAGTATGTCACCATTAACAACCAGCTTTTGCAGTTGACTGAGAATGTAACGTCAAACGGATCGGGCGTTGCCACTCTGACTTTTGAGCCACCCATTCGTACACCGTCATCTGATAACGCAGCAATTGAGTACAAGAACCCATATTGCCTAATGTACTTTGTAGAGGAGCCAACGCTTTCAGTTGAGAACGGTTATGTATATAGCCTTTCACTGAACCTACGGGAGTCCTTCTAATGGTTGATGCAACAACACAGGCCGCGCTTGAGGCTACTGTCGTTAACTGGCGCGTTCTAATCTATGCTGACTTTGTTGGCGATGTCCTGCGCGGCACAAGCGGTCTTTATGATAAGACAATCTCTGGATCAGGTGATTCAGAATTGGATGGAACTTACGAAAGTTTTGATCACAATCTAATCAATGTATCTCCTGTTAAACATAATGAAACAGGCTCTGATACCGTGGCAATATCAATGAGCGGACTTTTAGTAAACAATGCTGACTTTTTGGCTATTATTGGCGACAAGTCAAAGTGGCAGGGGCGGATTGCAAGACTTTGGTTTTATTGCGTTGATCAGAATGAAAGCCAAGTTGGTTCTGTTGTAGCCTATTACACTGGTTACATGAACGAGGTAGGTATTTCTGGTAGTGCGGAAAGTCAGACGGTAACACTCACAATCGAAAACTATTTGACAAGTATCGCTGGCGCACAAAACAAAACTTATCTTATTCAGAACATCTTTGACGCTGGCGATCTAAGCGCGGAAACATCTATTGCAGCAGCAAACGGTATGGCTGAAGCTGGTAGCTATGGCTACGGTGGTGGTGGCGGCGGTGGCTTTGAAGACGGAAGCAATGGGAATTTTCGATGAGAATATCAACTTGGGAAGAAGCCCTATCCAACTACATTATTACCAAGCGCCATGAGCCGTTCGAGTATGGCGTGAATGATTGTTGCTTGTTTGCGGCAGGGGCCGTTGAGGCCATCACGGGCGAAGACCCTATGTCTGAGTTCCGTGGCAAGTATGACAGCCTTAAAACTAGCTTAAAGGCGATTCAAGACATTGGCGCAGGAACCCTTGAGGCCACTATGGATGGCAAGTTTCCAGAGGTAGCAATAGGCCATGCGCAGCGTGGAGACTTGGCTTTCTTTAATGACAGCGTTGGAGTAGTAGTAGGTGGCTTCGCTTATTTCGTTTCAGACGATGGATTGGAGCGCATTAACCGATCTTTCTGGGGCAAATGTTGGAGTGTAGGCCGTGGGTAAGACTCTAAAAACTATTGCAATAGTTGCGGCTGCTGTTGCTGTTGCGTATTTTGCACCACAGATTTCAATTGCATTGCTTGGTAGCACAGCCGCTGCTGGCACTATTGCTGCCGTAGGGGTTTCACTAGCACTATCTACAACATCAATGGCACTCTTTGGTCCTAAGATACCAAGGACACAAATATCACGCCTAAACGTAAGCCTAGACCCGTCTACGCCACGCAAGGCTGTGTTCGGCACTACAGCAATGCCACTCGACCTTCGCTATCACGAATCCAGTGGTACAGACCAAGAATACGTTGATTATATTATTGCTGTGGCTGCTCATAAAGTTGCGTCAATTACTGAGATATGGTTTGAGGAAAAACAAGCCTGGACACTCGCTAGTGGCGTAACGGCGACCTATTCTGGATATTTAACGGTAGCAGTTGTCACTGAGGGGACTGCTGCCAACTACATTTCCATTAATGGTGGAACAAAGTGGGGATCAAGCCGTCGCCTTACTGGCTGCGCTTATCTGCATCTTCGCATCAAGCGCACGGGCAATGTCAAAAAAGCGGAAAGCCCTCTGGCAAGTGGCTTGCCAAGTCGCGTAACTGTTATTGGCGATGGCGCTCTTCTTTACGATCCGCGCAAGGATAGCACTGTGCCTGGTGGCTCTGGTTCACATCGTGCAAACAACCAAGCGACTTGGGGCGCTTACACCAATGCGGATGACACTGACAATCCTGCGTTGCAATTACTTTGGTGGCTGCTTGGTTGGGAGATTAACAGCAAGTTATCAGTTGGTTGTGGTGTTCCCTATAGTCGCATAGACATGGAGTCTTTCATTACAGCGGCCAACACCTGTGATGAAAACATAACTTTGGCAATTGGCGGAACTCAGAAGCGTTACCGCACCAGCGGAACTGCATCTGATGCTGATGACCGCATGGAAATCATTAACAACTTGCTTGCGTCAATGAACGGTACACTTCGTGACAATGGCGGCAAGTTGACGGTAACGGCAATGAAGAACGACCTTGCCGACTATGTGCTTACCTTTAATGAAGGCGAAATGCTGGGTGAGTTTGATTGGCAGCAAACTCGCGGATTGACAGAAAACTACAACATTGCCCGTGGCCGCTATGTCGATCCATCAAACAACAGCCTTTATCAAATGGTGGACTATCCAGAGGTAGGCTTTGCAGCTTCTGATGGGATTGAGCGGGTTATGTCGCTTGATCTTCCATATGTCGAAGATGGTCGCCGTGCGCAGCGCATTGCCAAGCAAGTTTTGCAGCGCAATCAGTATCGCGGGATGTTCTCGACAACCTTTAACGCCAAAGCACTGGGCTGTCAGGTTGGTGATGTTGTGCGCATTAGCCTTGAGTCTCTAGGCTGGTCTAACAAACTATTCCGCGTCATCAGTCAAGAAATCCGCTTTGACGGTCAAGTTCCAATGGCTTTGGTCGAAGAAAACGCGGCTATCTATGCGTGGGATGCGGATGATCTAGCGCCCGTGACGCCAACTGCGCCGACGATCTATGATCCGCTAAACAATCCGCTTATCCTGGGCATTAATGAAGCTACCGTTGTTTCTGGCTATTTAACCAATGAGGCCATAACCCTTGCGGCAGATGCAAGCGGAAACGTCATTAGCTTTGCCACGGCTACAGGCACTTTCAAGATGTTTGAGGGAACTGTCGATGTAACAACTACATCCACGTTTGCTTTAACTGCGTCATCAGGGATCACTGCCACTATAAATGCCACGACAGGGGTATAC